TTCAAGAGTATCAGAGATAACCTACCCTCAAAAACTTTATCTTCATGTATCAGGGTTACACTATTAAAAATGATTGAAGTAATTGTAGCTATTATAGGATTAGGAGTTGGTGACTACGCTGACCCATTAGATTTAAACACAGAGGATAAGGATAAGAAAGTTATTATGCAAAAGGTGTGTGATACCACTACCTCATCTGATGCTTATGGACAAGTAAGTACGATTAAAACTTGTAGAACTATGAAAACAATTCACACAAACGAGGAGAAAGACTAATGGAAGTATTAGCAATTATAGGTTTAATAGTAGGTGTAGGATATGGCATGGAACATGACTGGCAAGTCGCTAAAGGATATAAGTCAATGAAAGAATGTAGAGCCGAGAACCCTAAACATCACAACACAATGACATCATGGAAATATGACCCATGTAATCTAGCAGCATATCATGTCAAAAATGCTATATAATTATTAATTAACTAGTAACGACCCGTAATGGAGTTGCATAACAATGGATATAGAAGAAAGAAAAAAGTTAGCTGCTAAACGCAGTTCAGAAGTAAACAAAGGCAACAAAAATTCTAGTAAAAAGAATAGGTTGCTTACTGATACACTTAAACGAAGATTAATTCAGGACGAAGCAAAGAGAGCAAACAATGTTATCAATGCTTTACTGAACAAAGCTGAAGATGGTGATGTTCATGCTATCAAAGAAGTGCTAGACAGAAGTGATGGTAAAGTCCAAACCGATACTAAAATATCTGGAGACAGCGAAGAACCATTAATGATTAAAGTTGTTACTGGAATAGATGACAACGATTAACACAGGGTATACTCCCAGAGAACCACAAAGACAAATACATAGGTCTGTTAAGAACAATAGATTTACAGTAGTTGTGGCTCACAGAAGAATGGGAAAGACAGTGGGTGCTATAAATCAATTAATACATAGTGCTTTAAAGTGCGAATTACCTAACCCAAGATTTGCTCTAATATCTCCGACCTATTCACAGGCTAAAAGAATTGCATGGGATATGCTGACCGAGTTTACTAGACCATTAAAAGCTGTCAATAACATTGCAGAGTTAAGGTCAGACTTCATGGGTCGCAGAATAAGTTTATATGGTGCTGATAGTATTGATGCACTTCGTGGCATATATCTTGATGGTGTCGTCATTGATGAGTACGCACAAATCAATCCAAGTTTATTTAGTGAGATTATCCGACCTGCTATAGCAGATAGAAAAGGTTGGGTTATGTTTATCGGAACACCAAAAGGTAAGAACCATTTTGCAACATTGCGAGACAAAGCAATGTCTGGTGAAAACAATTGGAATCTATTAGAATTTAAAGCAAGTGAAACAGGACTAGTAGACCAAGAAGAACTAGATGCAGCTAGAAAAGAAATGGGGGAGGACAAGTTCTCACAGGAGTTTGAAGTTAATTTTGCAACACCAGTTGAAGGTGCTTACTACGGAACTATGATTAATGACCTAGAATTTAAAGGTCAAATAAGTGATACTGTAATTCGTGATGATATTTGTAAGACATTTGTATCTTGGGATTTAGGTATGGGTGATAGCACAGCATTATTTGTAGCACAGATTGCAGGGCAAGAAATACATATCATAGATTTTTTAGAGAATCATGGGCAGGGATTAGATTATTATATTAATTGGTTGAGGGATAACCGATATGATACAGCAGAACAGCTACTCCCTCATGATATTCAAGTAAGAGAACTAGGCACAGGTAAATCTAGGCTAGAAGTATTGCAAGAGTCTGGATTAAATTGTAGAGTTGTAGCTAAACTAGATGTAGATGATGGCATACAAGCTGTAAGAAGATTATTACCTAGATGTTGGTTCAATATTAAAGTAAGAGATGCAGTAGATTTATTAAGGAACTATCGTAGACAGTATGATGAAAAACGAGATGTATTCTTTAACAAACCTGTACATGATTTTACAAGCCATGCTGCTGACTCATTTAGATATTTAGCAGTAGGTTTAAATGAAACAGATGATGGATGGAGTAAACCACTAACAATTGACAATAGATGGATAATATAAATGGAAAATAAAAAAATAGATTCAGAAGATAATAGAGAATTAATTAAAACTATTGAATCTAACATTGATGACAGTCTAGGTTATATACAGACAGAAACATCTAAAGAAAGACAGACAGCTCTTGAATACTACATGAGAGAACCTTATGGCAATGAGGTGGATGGTCGTAGCCAGATAGTCACAGGTGAAGTGGCAGAGGTAGTTGATGGTGCACTTCCTCAAATCATGAAGGTGTTTACCCAAAGTAATAATGCAGTTGTGTTTGAGCCAGTAAACGAAGGTGATGCTGAAATGGCTGAACAAGCTACAATAATGGCTAACCATGTATTCTATAAAGACAACAATGGCTTTGAAGTAATGAACTCATGGTTCTGGGATGCACTGTGTCAAAAAGTGGGAGTGACTAAATGCTTTTATGATGAAAAGAAAGATACAACAGTAGAGAAATATGAGATGCTTACTGAAGATGAGCTGACCATGATTATGCAAGACGAGGAAATTGAAGTTGTAGGTCAAGAAGCATTTGAAGAAGTTATAGAGCAAGAGCCACAACCTGCTACAGACCAGATGGGTCAACCTATGATGGATGAAATGGGTATGCCTATGATGATGGAGACACCTCCAGTCATTAATACTTACTACAACATTAAATGCAAGAGAACTAAAGACAACTCTAAAATTAAGATAGAGAATGTAGCTCCAGAAGAATTCTTAATAGACAAGAGAGCAGTAACTATAGAAGATGCTACTTTTGTTGCACAAAGAAAGTTAGTTACAAGGTCTGAATTGATTGCAATGGGTTATGACAAAGAGCTAGTATATACATTGCAAAGAGGAGATACGCTAGACTTTACACCTGAAAAAATATCAAGATATGGTGATGGAGAACAACCATCAGATGTCAATGATTCTGGTGATGAAGCAATGGAATTAGTTGAATACTATGAATGTTATATAAGAACTGATATAGACAATGATGGAATAGCAGAATTACATAGAGTTTGCTATGCAAGTAAAAAGATATTATCTTCTGAAGAATGTGATTACATTCCTTTTCATAGTGTATGCCCATTCCCTATTCCTCATAAATTCTTTGGTCAATCGTTAGCAGATAGAGCTGTAGACTTACAGTTAATCAAGTCTACTATTACCCGACAAATGCTAGACAATCTATACTTAACGAATAACTACAGAGTGGGAGCAGTAGAGGGACAGGTTAATTTAGATGACTTACTGACATCTACAGCAGGTGGTGTAGTTCGTATTAAGAATCCAAATGCATTAGTCCCTTTATCAGTACAATCTAGTGCAGGGCAATCATTCCCTATGCTTGAGTATTTAGATACAGTACAGGCTAAAAGAAGTGGTGTATCAGAAGCATCACAAGGGTTAGACCCAAACATCCTTCAGAATGTGACAGCTACAGCAGTTGCAGCAATGAGTAGTTCAGCAGGAGGTAAGATAGAGTTAATAGCTCGTATCTTTGCAGACACAGGAGTTAGTTCTCTTATGAAAGGTATCTTGCATCTACTTTGTAAATACCAAGACAAAGAAAGAATCATTAAAGTCAACAATAAATATGTTCCTATGAACCCAAGAGAGTGGAACACACAATACAATGTGACTGTTAATGTTGGATTAGGCACAGGTAGTAAACAAGAACAGCTAGGTGTTATGCAGATGGTTTTAGAAAAACAAGAACAGATGCTTACACAATATGGACTAGGTAATCCATTAGTTAGCATCAAACAATACAGAGATACATTGGCTAAATTTGTCAACATGGCAGGATTTAAAGATGAGTCTGGATTTATTAAAGACTTAACAGAAGAACAGTCAGAACAATTAGCACAACAACAATCACAAAACCAACAGTCTGACCCTAATACTGAAGCAGCTAAAATACTTGCTCAAGTAGAGAAAGAAAAAGCACAGATGAAGATGCAATCAGACATGGCTAAAATTGAAATGGAAAAACAAGAACTAGAACTTAAAGTGCAAAGAGAAATGCTAGAACTTCAACAAAAAGAAATGCAGTTTGAAAAAGAGATGGCATTAAAAGAAATGCAGTTAGCTCAAAAAGCACAGAGTGAGAAAGAA